TCTAAGTTCTTCAGCAATAGCTTTAACAATTGTATATGAGTTTGCAGTGATGGCACCGCGTAAACGAGAGCTAGCACAAATGTTAATATAGTCAATGTATATAATATCTGGCTTAAATCTTTTCTTTAACTCAAGCTCTTTCAATAATGTTTTGAAGTGAAGACTATGAGCAGATGCAGTAGGATATTCTTTGATTACCAACCGACCTTTAGTTTTGCTTTGAATCTGATGCATCTTCTTATCATATACATCCTTCGGTAGCATATCAATTTCATTATATGATACGTTCATTAGATTAGAGTCAATCCGCTTTGCAATAGCCTCTTCAGCCATCTCCATTGTAATATATAACACATTAAGACCTTGTGTAAGGTTATGTGCTGCAAAGTGACACATTGCAAGTGACTTACCAGCCCCGGTACCTGCAAGAATAACATTAAGAGACTTCTTACTGAATCCTCCGTTAGTAATCTTATTCATATAATCAAGATCAAACTCAATCTTTTCCTCTTTGCGATGATAAGACTCAAACCTATCTTCAGCATCTTCAATGAAGTCGTGACCAACATGCTGATCAAAAGAAACACCTAGAGCCTTACTAAGAATATCTGGTATCGATGTCTTTGTATCTTTTTCATCTTTACCATCAAGTATTTCAATAGACTTCATCACAGCATTATATACTGCTTTATCTTGACAGAACTTTTCTGTCTGATCTACAAGCCAATCAGAATTAGGCTCAATAGCATTACTATCAAGCATGTCTATTGTTTCTTTTGATTCCTTATATGCAGCCTCATTCAAAGACTTGCCATCTAAGTCAATTTGTAGTGACTGCTTTGAAGGTACTGTATTGTACTTGACGTAGTGACGAGTGATAAGCTCAAATACTACTTTGTCTGATTGTAACTGAAAGTATACCGGCTCTAAGAACGGAATAACTTTACGAGCATATGGTTCATTATATATCAGATTACTTAAAATCTTATTTTCAATACTCACGCAACAATATCCTCAATAATCCATCCAACGGTTTGTGTAAACCGTACATATTCACCTTCGTCCAGCTGATCACCTTCAGTAATTGTGAAGTCAATCTCTACACGAATAGGTCCATCAGTGTCATCTACGTTTTCTGGTACACCTAGCTTATTAATCTGAAAGGTAGTATCCTTGAAGTCGCCTGTAAGAACTTTCACTTTCCAATTAGGAAAGTCCTTATTCGTCTCCAATACTTGATAGTGCGGTATCACTCGATTCATATTCTGTCTCCACATTCGATACGGTGTCTTCTTCTCCATACGCAAACTCTTTCCTGGCTGCTTTATCGATTAGATCTAAGATATCTTTAGTAAAGTATTGTTCAGGGTTCTCATAGATTGTCTTACCGAAAACCTTTGAACCATCAGTCAACTCATAACGAGTAGATACTTTCTTAAAGATACCATACTTTTCAGCCAAGTCAAGCAGACCATAATAACGATCCAATCCTGTTTTATAGGATAGCTTAACTTCAACCTTAGTATTTTCCTTTGAAAGACGAGACTTGTACATATTAACCTTAATGATATTACCTACAATATCTGTACCATCCTTGTCTTTCTTCTTCGTCAACATTGCAATAGTAGAGGCTGTATATTTCAACCCACTACCACCAGCAATCTCGTTCATGGGGATGTATGAACCAACTGCCGCATAGACATGGTTGGTTACAATGAGGGGCACGCCAATCTTAGCGAGCTTTAAATTAATTACACGGAATGTGGCTTTAATAAGTTGAGCCTTAGTCATATCTCTTGTGTCTTTGCCGTCAGCTGTATCTTCCATCTCTTTAGATGAAGAGAGCTGACCAAGACTATCAAGTACCATCATCATAGGCTTACGGTCTTTTTCAGGAGTCTCTTTATATTTGTCAATAATATTCAAGCATACCGTACGGAACTTTTGAATAGTATCTGACTCAGAGACAATCACACGATTAACATCAATACCACGACCATCCATCATCTGACGTGTTACAGCCGCTTCTGTATCAAAGTAGATAACACCCCCATCAGGGTTGTCAAGCAAGAACTGTTGAACTACACCAAGAGCAAAAAATGTCTTGCCTGTAGCCTGTTCACCAGCAAAGGCCGTGACCTTATTATTTGGTACACCACCATAAATGCTACCAGACATGGCGGCATTAAGAATGTAGGAACCAGTATCAATATAACCACTAAACTCTGCTGAGCCAAGACCGTCAGCAATAATGTGGGTGTCTTCGTCTTTAATCTTCTCTGCTAATTCTGTGAAAAAATTACTCATTATAAACTCCTATTATTCATTCATTATAACTTAGATACGTTATCTTTGTCAACAACTAATTTACCAACTAACCAATCTTTAGGCCTATTTTTTCTACCAGCTTTCACTGCTTCGGACTCATATGTATTATCATCATCCAAGGCTGCAAGAACTTCTTTATCTTCTTCCATAACTCTATCAACAACACTCATAATCTTTTTATGTCGTTGTTCTCGTACTAACGATTGGTTGGCAGCAATTAATAGTAGAACAGCTAGCGGATCAAAGACAAAGATAAGTAGTAAAATAACAGCTCGAACTGCTTCATCTAGATTACCTTCCCCTTCGCCGTAAATAAGATCCGCGATATATTTGATCGGACCAACTTCGACTTCAAATGCCCTGACTTCACGAGTGTACTCCGCTTTTTCATCTTCAAGTTTGTCGATAATGGCTTCTGATGTTTGGATAGCCGATTGAGCTGCATTCCGTTCAAGCGCCTGTTCTTCCCGCTTAGCAAGTCCCTTAGAAATCGCGCCGAGTTCAATATACCTATCCAGCGCGCTGTCGAGCGTCTCCAAGAGACCTTCTGATCTTTCAATAATCTTCTGTTCGGTAGCGATTTTCTTATTGAGCCGTTCAATCTTCGCGCTGGCATCATTGCCTCCAATATTTTGATCAATGTGTGCTTTAGATAAGAATCCGAAGATCCCCATTGATGTGATTAGCATCAATACAGCAACAGCTGTTGTTAGATAAGACTTTAGGAGAAATGGTGTGTCTCTCCAGTTTCTATATAACCAGGATGCAGTAACTAGCTTACCAACTTCTAGCACTATCCCCATAATTGCAATCGGTATAGCAGCGGCCGCAAAGATCGCCATCAAACCAACAATACTATACCAAGCGGCCACTGCAGCAATAGCGATTGCTATTACTAAAGTGAAATATCCCATTAGTCGTCCCTTGTAATAGCTAATATCTGCTCAATCTTATCTTCAATCTGAGCTTGACGGTTAGGCCAATGAATGTATTCTTTATCCGCTGTCTTTAATAAGTTTACAAGCAATGGCATAATTTGTCTTTCGACATCTGATAGTTTACGTTTGTATACCTGTGTAGTTCTTTCTGTTGCTCTCTGTTCAGCTGTTGTAGCTGCTTCGTCAACTTTAGAAATAATCTCACCTCTATATTCCTCTTCGCTTACGCCAGAGAAACCAAAGTCGTGATCTGTTGACAAATACTCTTGTGGAATCTTAACTGCCATTTAGAATGTCCTCGAATGTTAGTTGTGCGTCTTCTAGTTGAATGGTCCATCCTATTTTTTCTACAATACCAATCAACGGTTCGATAAATGCTTTTTCATATTGTGTATCAAAATCAATATACTTTTCTAGTCCAAATTCACGAGGCAAAGTGCCTGGTGTAGTCATAACAGGAACACGTACTGGATTGGGTAGTTTTAGATGACAGAACTTGCCCTTATCACCATCCTTAACGGCCATGTATGTTTTATCTTTCTTTTGCTCAACAAGATAATTGTTATACACAATTGCACCCTTTACGTGGATAGGTGTACCCTTCCGATATAATGTAGTATTATCAACATATTGAGATAACTTATTGACGGTGCGTGGAAAAGCAATGTCTTCAAAAGGTAGCTCTCTAAACTTAATCCTAAACTGACGAACAAAATCATTCAACGCTTTATTGTCTTTCGTCATTATTATATTTAGGGCATTCTTAATGTTCTCTCGACAAGAAGTTGGTGTCGAGCTACGAACAGCCTCGATACCCATCATTTTTAAGTTAGGTTCGTTATATCTCACGCCTTCAAGGTCATGGACATGTAAGATATAACGCTTCTTAGCAACCCAGATACCTTTATCAGCAATACACTCACGAGCCATAACCATTTTCTGATCATAGGCGTTAGTATAATCAGCTAGCTCTTGATATCCGTTATCAAGGAATGGTGTAAGTTTTTCTTCACACACTTTGTCAAGGAAATCAATTACTTTCTTCGTATCTGGATTGGAACCAAATACTTGCTCAACGAGACCATCAAGTGTAATGTATAGAGAGTCTGTATCCACTGCAATAACATAGTCTTTGTCTTCAGACTTCAGTAGCTTGTTTAGATATTCATTAATCTTACGCTCAGCCCATTTAATAGAAAGCTGGCCAGACAACGTGATAGACTCAGCAAGGTCGTTTGCAAAGAATCTAAAATGTTCATTGGATAATGCACCATAAGCTGAGTTAAGTTGAATCTTCTTAGCCATCTGCATGTTGTTATTCTGAGCGATACGTTTTTCAATCTCGCGAGATGGTGACTTTTCATATGCTCGTTTGGCTTCGATCATCTTATTCTTGAACTTAACACGGTCATTATACATACTCTCCATCAACAAAGGAAGGAACCCACGTTCCTCTTTAGAGAACAATGTACCTTTACCAGTAATATTCATATTCTTCTCTTTGAGTTCAAGTCGTTCAACCAACTCAATATCACCTTGAGCAACACGGTGTACATCAGGGAAATCTCTTACTTGACCACGGAAGGTTTCAGGAGATATGTTGTATTGCATAATTAAGTGAGGGTACAGGGAATTCAAGTCAAAGGATACAACCCATTTATGAATACCAACTTGAGGTTCTTTAACATAAGCACCATCAATTTGTCGTTCTTTGGTCGAGTCATTCTTACCAGGAACAACAATCTTCTTATCAATTAAATAGTTGTGAATGATTGTATCCCACATACGCACAGTTGTGAATGAGTCGACATAGTTTGATTTTGCATCATAAGCTATAGCAAGCGCTTGTTCGATCATCTTCAGTTTATCATCTAACTGTTCGACAAGATCAACATCGACGATGTTATAGTCAACGAACTTTTGAAAGTCATGTTTGTATAAAAGGTGTAGTGAATCAAACTCACTATAGTCTAGCTTTTTCTGGCCGAGTTCAATATTAGCAATATTATCTAGTCGATAGCTCTCCACCATTTTGTATGAAAACTTGCGATATAATTGTAGATAATCAAGTGTCGTAATACCATTAATCTGGTAAGTATCGTTGTAGTTACTATTACTTAACTCACGCTTGGTAAGTTGATTATAAGGCGAGAGACGCTCAGCGGCAGTATCACTCATTAATCGTTTGATACGATTTACGATGTAAGGGATATCAAACTGTTCCACATTCCAACCAGTAATCACATCCATATCAAGGCTGACCCAATAATCGATAAACTTGTACAGCATATCAACTTCATTTTTACAACGAATAAAGATTACATCTGAGCGACCTGGAATATAATCTTGGTGGGCAAATACATAAGTCTTACCATTACAACGAAGGCTAATACAAATAATATCTTGGTCAGCTGTAGCAACGTTTGGAAAGCCATCTTCAGACATAGTCTCAATATCAATATAACCTACTTTAATTAGGTCTACATCATAATCAACAATACCTGGATAATGTTCATTTATGTAAACATAGTCCCAGTTGAAAGAACCATACCAAGGTTGATTGCGTTCGTTCCATTTCTTTCTTTTTTGATATGAGTCAGAAATGTCTTCGAAATAGAAGGGAGCAACATTTACACCACTGAGAGTTTGATAACCAGTTTCTTCATGTGATGGTAAAAAGGCATATGGGCGCCAGGTATTTGCGTCTATCTTTTCATAAAACCGTTCGCCATTTTCATAACCACGAACATGAATATGCTTATATCCGCCAGGACCTTTGCTGCGATCGATATGAAAATTGGTATAAAACTTAGTCATGTTGATAAAATTCAACCCCAGCTTCATTGAACATTGACTTGGTCAATTCCCAAGCCTTAGCCCATTTTAGGTTTATAGTCTCATTGTCCTGTATAGGGACTCTAAAGACAACACGCTTTATTCCTGTTTGTATAATTGCTTTAGCACACTCATTGCATACAGGAAGACCGGATACATATAGTGTTGAATCGAGAAGAGAAACACCATTCAGTGATGCATTATAAATTACATTTTGCTCAGCATGAACAACATAATCATACTTGACACGTTTATCATGCCACCGGTGTAAAGTATCTTCTACCCCACGAGGAAAGCCGTTATAACCTTGAGCAAGTATTTGCCCATGATCACCAACTGCTACAGCACCAATTTTAGAGGATGGATCTTTAGACCACGAAGAGATATGCTCAGCCAGATCTAGATATTTCTCGTCCCAGCTCATCATATAAAATTCTTTCACGTGGTTTGTTCTCAGGCATTTCAAATTGCGGATACTCTGGATAGGATCCAGTATTGATATCATATATTGCACAAAAAGGCATACTCTTTGGATATGCTATCAAATCTTCACTTGCTTGTATCTCGCCCATAAACTCATTTATGATATTTTCTATACCATAGTCAGCTATACTCTGATTGCACTCTTCAATGGTATAATAGTAATGAGGAGCCCCACCAAACTCAACTAGAGCTTCATCAACCGTTCCATTAGAAAAGTTCAAGCCGAGTATAAAGACTATTGCATATGTAATCAAGCTATGATGCCTACCTTATAAACAGTCTTACCATCTTCTTTCATCGCTGTCAATACTGACTTGCGATTTTCATTATGTTTATATGATACATGTACCCAACCACTATCGGGGATACCTGGTGTATAGAATTCAAGAATTAATTGATCGAAATCTAAGTTATCTTTTATCCATTCAGCCACGGTGGCATTGGGGACGCCAGGCACTTCAATATCCACTGCTTCACCTTTACAATGCTGACTTTTGCTACTTCCGCCAACTGCTTCATTTAGTTTAGGTCCTCTGTAACCACTATTAATTACTGTTGGTCCGAAATGGTCTCGGACAGGTTGCACTACCATAAGAAACAGCGATTGTGCTGCAACCATATGATCTTCTTCAGGAGTGTTATCAATGCCCATTCGTAGGGCTGTTTGACTTTTGGTAAACTCTTGCAAGGTAAAGTTAGGTGATAATTTCATATTCTTATAATCCTGTATATATTTAATAAAGTCAACAGGGGCAAGTTTCCCTGCCCCTGTTTTTATTTATAATTATAACCACATGATAGTGATTTGGATCTGATTAGACCAGCGCTGTAAGAACGATGGCCATTTCAGCAAAAGCCATGGCAATGAGGCCATGGAGAAAGTTGATATGAGTCATTTTATTTCCTCGTTAATCGATATTGATTGTACGAGGCTGCTTCTCTTCTGGGATCTCTAACTTCAATGTGACTGCAAGCAGACCATCCTGAAAAGTAGCTCCGGTTACTTGAACATACTCCGACAAGCGAAATTGACGTTTAAAGTTTCGTGTTGAAATACCACGATGGATAACATCACGTCCTTTAGACTTATATTCGCCTGTAATCTTTAGTGACCGTTCTTTCTGCTCAACTTTGATATCTTCTTTACTAAAGCCTGCAACAGCTAGTTCGATAGTATACTCCGTATCAGTTTCTTTAATAATATTATGTGGAGGATAGTGATCGTTAGCGTGTGTAGTTGCATACTCCATATCAGCAAGTAGATGGTCAAAACCGATAAATGCGGACTTTGGGAACAAAGATTGTATTCTTGTCATGTTACTTTAACTCCTATTAAGCAAGTTATATTATGGACCCGACTATTCGGCATCCATACTATATATAGTACTTTAAGGAAGTAAAGTCAACGCTAAGAGTGTAAATTAGCTGAAGTAATATCACCCAGAAGAGATATAACATCTACATTTGCATAATGGTTGTTTGCAAATCGAGTACCCGATGTTACTGTTGATACATCTATAGTAGCTGGTATTGTTACAGTAGGTTTAACATTAGGACCATCATTATAATTATATCCGAAGTTAGCAATATCATCTGCATAGTAATTACTAATCAATTGCTTACCGGCCTCTGAATATACATTACGGTAATCAGTATTGGCTTTATATACTCCAGAGGCATATTTAGTTATGCTCTCAACATTTGCTGTGTAACCTTTAACCGAGGCAATTTTAGTATTCCACTCATTTACAAAATCTTCGTAATAGCAGACTTCATTAACACCTAAACTACCATTCGCATAATATATCTGTCCTGTTTGTGTGCCTTTGTGATTTGCCCATGCAAATTTTTCTGCATCCGCAACCCTTTCTACTCCTGATATTAGCGGTGTGTCTATATCACTAGAATATTTAAAAGTCAACCACTCATCAAAAGTTACACCACCGGCAACGTCTTTTTGTTCATCAGTAAGTGTATTGGTTGTATTAGCTATAGTCTTTTGTACATGCGAGTATACTGAGTATTCTCTGTCCCATGGGTTGCGTACAAATGCAAACTTCCACATATCGTTCTCTGGCAGATCTTTTATATCCTCTACTGATCTCCAATTGTCAATCATATTTGGAAGATCTGATGACCAGTTGTTGGCACCGAGCTCAGCTTTCATTGCTGACTCGATTGTATGACAACCTGTACGGGATGTCCAGATGTGCAATGTATTTGCAGAAGTATCTTTGCGCATTACTTTTTCCTACCAATATTATATTTAGCTACCAGTTCCCATTCTTCCTTTTCTTTATATGGAAGAACTTTAATTTGATTTAGAGGTGCAACATCTGAAGAAGTCTTTTCCTGATCTACGATCTCAACAAGATCCCACTGAGAGATTAAATTAGCAATAGTATTTCTACGATTCCTATCTTCATCCGAAAAATTTGTTGGTTTACCATCGAGTGCAAATAATTCTTTGAAATGAACTATATAATATTTGCCCTGTTTATGGAGAATGTGACAAGATTGAAATAACTTTTTATCTCTTACAGAGGCAACACCAATACGTGATAATGTTTCTCTAACCTTTAAAAAATCATCCTGTTTATGTAATTTTACTTCTATTAAATCTTCAATACTGATAGACATTGTTATTATTATTCCTCACAACTTTGTAGTCTCTGCTTAATGCATTCTATTTGTTCACCGGTTAGTACCTTTAGTGCTTGCTCTGCCTTCGTATAGTTGCACTGATAGTACTGTTGTATTGCCTCTAAATCATTATTAGCATTTCGTTTATGCCATTTACTATAACGCTTCTTTGGTCTAATACTATTTATCAGATAGTGAAATTGTAGTTTATTATCTATCTGAGGTCTGGTGTTCATCTCATTGGAATACAAGATTGTGTCTGGAAAATAAGATAGTCCTTTGTTTACTACAAAAGGATTATATCCATCCTCTGCAAGCTCATCGTTTACTGAGCCTGTCATTAGGTCTTTTTTAGTATAGTTGATAGCATTTAAGTAATCGAACGGATTACTCATTTGAATTCACAGTCCATCATAACGTGTGTGAGAAACGCTACTAGGTTGATCTCTTGGTCTACAGCAAATGCTGACTTGTATTGATAGTCCGCTGTATGGACAACGAGCTGAGGAATTGATCCTGGTTGTAGAAATTCATAGGCATTATCATAAAATT